GTTGAAATGGCGTCGGTAGTTTACCCCGTTGTTCATGACGGTTCGGTTGGTGGCGACAAGTTACCAGCCCGATTCCCTCCGCAATTAGCTGCTTCGTTTCATGCCAAGAATCCGGTTCCAGGCTCGGGTGGTCAGCCATCCCGGCAGTCTAACCGGTTTATCAAGAAACAGAAACGTAAAGCGGAATTCTTTGCGAGGAAGAATAGCCAAGGCGTTGTGCCTACCGCTGCGGCGGGGCGTGGAGTGGTTCAACATACTGGAACCGACCAGTCTGATAAGAAAGTGAAATCAGCTGGTTTTGAATTGCCTCCTAGTTCTGGGAGTCCGATGGTTGTGGTTGCCCCCACTACTCCGGTGAGTGTTCCAATTGTTGCGGATCAACAATTGGATCGTGTTGAGAAGAAGTTGGATTTCATCATAGCCATGCTTGCAAGTTTGTCGAAGGATTTGGACTCTAATACTCAGTGTATTAAGGCCATGCGAGTTGATGTTGATGAGAATAGTGTCAAGTTACGTCAAGTTCGGGGTATTGTTGATACAGTGTCCCGTAATTTGAGCAGTTTTTATTCCGATTCTTTTCCTGACAATGAAGCTGTTTCTGGTTGGGCAGATGATACTAAGGTTAATAGTCCAGAGGCAGTTACCCCCCCTGAGGAGGATGATGAAGAGGATGATGATGAAGCTTCGGTTCGGTCGGATGCTTCTAGTCCTCTTCCGCCTCCTAGTGTGGCGCCCACAGTCTTTCCTCCCCCTTCCGGACCCATTATGATGGATTTGGTTAAATCATTGGGTGCCGGTACTGAAAAAGAAATAGAAATGACTGATTTGAAGGTTGGTGCCTATTTAAATTTGAGTCCTAAGCTTGATGTTACTGTGCCTTTTAAAATTAATACTTGGTCGTGTGAGAATTGTCAAGCTGTGGTGCTCCTATCAATGGAGCAATGTGGCACGTGCGGCAATGGTAAGCCCTCCAAAGTTAAGCAGATGTGGGCCAAGAAAGCTAAAACCGTTAGATTTGTCTCTGGTGGACTACTTGGCTCTGTTGCTTTGGCTGATCTGGGTGTTAGTTCTAGTAGTTCTAGTTCTGTGAGCTCGTCCTCGAGTTCAAGTTCTAGTTCATTTTCTAGTAGCGGGAGTTCGTCATCGAGCTCTAGTTCTAGTTCTAGTTCTTCCTCAAGTAAGTCAAGTTCGTGCTCTAGCCCTAAGGCGCCAATCAGCCCTGGTTTGGGCTTGGAAATGTCTAGTTTGAGTCTGTCTTCATCGTCCTCTGATGGTAGTAGTAGTAGTATAGGCTCATCTAGTTCTTCAACCTCGAAACCGACGCTCTCCGGGGTGTTGGTTTTTCCCAGAGGCCCCCTGTGAGGGGGGCCTATGATGAAAAATATCCCATAGCTGCCAGGCTTCCTGTGGGGAACGCTCCCCCTGGGTTTGGTGGGTTTATTCACGGGTTGAATGTTGGTGGGGTTAATAGTCTGGTGGCCGAGGAATTGTCTCCCGTCGAGCGGAAAATGGAAATTTTAGTGGAGTCACAGGAGTACAAAGGGTTGGTTACTAAAACTAACCGGCGAATTTCTCGATTTAGGTACGTTGTGGAGAATCGCAAGAGTAGCACATCTTGCTTAGGTCAAGGATTAGGAGATGTTCACAACGTCTATAACTTCAGCATTGGTAAGTGTCGCGTGGAAAAATTGTCTTATGATATGCGGCCGACCATTGTTTCTTATTCGGATGTTAAATTGTCAACTTTTGTTTCTGAAGTTATAATGGAAAAAGTGATCCTGTCTAGGTCCTGTGGTTTCCCAGTGAAGATGGAGACCATCGTAGAGAAGATGGATATTTCATATGAATTATTTAGTCAATTGATTAATACCACAAATTTGTCGCCGACTTATGGCACTGTTGATGCCTTTAAGCGCATTGCTGAATCTGCAAAGGACCCTAAGAATATTAACTATAATCGTTATCTTCAAGCTAATATTCTTTATCAAACGTGTGTGATTGCTCATCATTACATTGAATGTATTAAGTATGCCACACGCGAATGGGATTTCTTAACCTTCCCAGGAGCTCCCAGTTCCCAGTCAAGTACGGTTACAGACATGGAGATTTTGAGCTCAAGAAGATCGGCCCAATCAAGGAGGGAGCTCGGGTTTTTCCGAAGTACCATTTGGATGATGCTCGTGCTGTGGTTGTGGCTACCTCACTGGGAATACATGCACTTAACGCTAGCGCCCCTCATGGTGACCCTTACGATATTCCCACTGTTGTGGCGGGTCTCGCAAAGCGCATTGCTCGTAAACCGCCTACCCCCAACCCATCTCTTATTGGTAAATTTCGAGAGTTTGTTAAGAGATGGATATCGAGAAACCTTGATCCATTGGATAGCAATACAGATTTTTCTATTGGATCTTGGCTTGAATCGTCTAATTATTCTGCTCGACGGGCGTCTCAACTTCATGCCCGCTATGAACAGATGCGGGGGTCGGTTACACATCCAAGCGAGAAGAAGTCTCAACGAGTTAAGTGTTTTGTTAAAGATGAGTCTTATCTTTGTGCTAAACATGTACGTAGTATCTTTGCTAGGGTGGATGATATTAAGGTTGTCATTGGGCCTTTTGTTAAGGCCATTGAGTCTTCTTTATACCGTTCCCCTTTCTTTGTTAAACACATCCCTGTCGCTGATAGGGCGCGGGTAATGTGGGACAGATTGCGTCTTGGGGACAAGATAGTTTCTTCGGATTATACGGGCTATGAGAGCCATTTTACTGCCGAGATACTGTCTATAGAGATGCATTTGTATGAGTACATGTTACAAAATGTCCCTAGGGGAAAATGGGTCATTGAGATGCTTCGAAATATGCTCAGTGGGGAAAATTATTGCATGTTCCGCACTTTAATGGCCATAATACCGGCATGTAGAATGTCAGGAGAGATGAATACTTCATTGGGGAACGGGTTTATGAATCTTATGTTATATTTGTTTCTAAATGAAGTTTCAGGTAACACTCATGTTGATTGTCTGGTCGAAGGGGATGATCTGATAGGTTGTTTTACTGGCAAAAACTTGAGTGCAGAGCTTTATGCTGAGTTGGGATTTACTGTTAAATTAGAATACCATGCTGATGTTTGTACAGCTTCTTTTTGTGGGTTGATTTTCGACCCCGAAGAGTTGGTTTCATTACCCAATCCAATTAAAGTTCTTCTGAACACCGGTTGGACGACGGCGAATTATGTTGGTTCTAGTCTGAAGACTCGCATGGGACTATTGAGGGCTAAGGGGTTTTCCCTGGTTTCCCAGTATTCTGGAGTTCCCATTGTGCAGTCATTAGGGCTTTATATTCTTAGAGTTACCAACAGTTTTGCGTTGAAAATACCGGTAAAATGGACGGAGTGGCAGACAAGACATTTTACTACAGAATTCAAGGTCAAGGAACCTGGGTTTAAGACACGCATGTTAATGGAGAGAGTTTATGGTGTGTCAGTTTTCGCCCAATATGACATTGAGAAGTATTTTGATGAGAAGAATGTTATATCACCTATTTCTCATGCTTTGTTGGATGACCTTTGGACTCTCGAACAGAAAGAATATAATTTGCGGTTTGTTCGAGATTATACTGTTGGTGAGCGTTATCCCAGTATACTTTCTGTTTACCGGACTACCAAGTGGAAAAAGGAGGTTGTTGATAAAATATTTAAATCCACTATTGTTCATGGTAGTAAATTTAAGGTTAGTCAAGATTTTTGCTTTTAATGCTGGTCCGTGAGTTTTCTTGCCAGCACGTCAAATAAACTGCGACGATTGTTGTGGTCATGTCTGGACGTAAGCAAGCGAAATCTACTAGGAAGCAGGGGCCTAAGAAACCATCTGCTCAACAGCGGAAAGCTCAGTCTAATCGTGATCGTGCTCGGGCGCGATCTCAACAGGGCGAGACGAAGGCTAAGTCTGCGCCTGTTGCAAAATCTCGTACAGTCAAAACAAACAAGCCTAAGATTAAAACTTTATCTAATGGTGATTGTGTCATCACACATCGTGAGTATGTTGCTGACATTTTGGCTGGTGCAAATAATCCATCTGCATTTAATGTGACCACGTTTCCGGTGAATCCTGGTCAAAGTTCATCCTTTCAGTGGTTATCTAGGATTGCTGCGAACTATGAGTCTTATCAGTTTCAGTCACTTTCTGCCGAGTATGAAACTGAA